GGTACAGTTAAGCTAATGGATATGACAACTGAGATCTCTGGTTCAGATTATGGCATAATGTATCAAGGAACCTTAATGGTTGCTAAGTATGCGTTAGGTCATGGAATCCTAAGACCAGAATGTGCAGCTACTATTAAGTTATCTGCTTCTTAATTTCAATTTATAGGGTATCTTATTAATAGATACCCTTTTTTTTAATCATGCCAGAAGGAAAAGCTTACAACATTACTAAAAAGAAAAAGAAGAAAAAAAAGAAAGGTGGGAGAGACTCACTTAAAATAAAAAAGTATTAAATCATGGCTGTAGCTGCAACCACCGAGCTTGAAGCAATCAACATTATGCTTGCTGCAATAGGAGAAGCTCCAATAAATAGCTTGACAGATACATTACCTGTTGATGCTCGTACTGCTCAAAATACTTTGACAGAAGTTGATAAAGAAGTTCAATCTGAAGGTTGGTCTTTTAATACAGAAATAGATGTAACTCTTACTAGAGATGGTACTAATCAGATTAACCTACCAATTAATGTTTTAAGAGTAGATGCAAATATACATCAACACCCAACCATAGACCCTATCCAACGTGGTTTAAAATTATATGATAGACAAAATAATAAGTATGAATTTGATGCAGATTTAATTTGTACTGTTGTTTATTACAGAGACTTTGATGAGATAACAGAGCAAGCAAGAAGATATATTAACATCAAAGCTGCAAGAGTATTTGTTGATAGATTAGTAGGAGATCAAGGACTTAGAACATATACACAAGAAGATGAAACAAGAGCTAGAGCTATACTTACAGACTCAGATTATGCAAATGCAGATCATAATGTATTAAGAGGAGATCCTTCTCTTACTAATATTTTTGATACTTACAATCCTTCTAGTGCTTTAATTAGATAATTATGCCTGTTATATCAAGAGCTATACCTACTTTATTAAGAGGTATATCACAGTCTTCTGATTCATTGAAGCAGCCAGATCATGCTGATATACAAGACAATGCTGATAGTAACCCTGTTCTTGGTCTTACAAAACGTAGTGGGTTTCAATACTTAACAGCGCTATCTTCTTCAACTCTTGGTAATGTTCATATTCAAACTATAAACAGAGATGCAAACGAAAGATATGTAGCGATATTTAGTAATGGGAATGTAAGAGTTTTTGAATTAGATGGTACAGAACTAACAGTACACAAACCTGATGGCACAAACTATTTAAATACTTCTACCCCTAGAAGTGTAATGAAGACAGTAACTATTGCTGATTTTACTTTTGTTGTTAATACAAGTATTCAAACTGCTATGGATACAACTCTTAGTGGTGGTACTGGTACAAAAGCAATTATATTTATAACTCAAGCAACAGCAGATACGACCTACTCTGTGACGATAGATGGAGTAACAGTCACAGATAACACTTCTGGCGATTCTACTTTAAGTACAGATACAATAGCTGCTGATTTAAAATCAGGATTAGATTCTGGTCTTAGTGGTTTTACTATTGTTAGAAATGGTCCTGTTTTATATGTAAGAAAAAATGATAATTCTAATTTTTCTATAGATGGTAGTGATACTCAAGGTGATACAAAGATGACAATAGTTAAAGACTCTATTCAAAGATTTAGTGATCTACCAACAGTCTCACCTCATGGTTATGTAGTAGAAGTAAAAGGAGATGAAGGTACAAACTTTGATAATTACTATGTAAAATTTGTTGGCAATAATACTACAACAGATGGAGTGTTAGAAGAAGGTCAATGGGAAGAAACTGTAGAAGCTGGTATTACTTTTAAATTTAATTACGACACAATGCCACACGTTTTGATACGTCAAGCAGATGGTAATTTTAGATTTGCAAGAGTAGATGGAGAAAGTTATAACGTCACAGTTGGCGGTGTAACTACGTCTTATGATTTACCTAAATGGGGTGAACGTACTGTAGGTGATTTAGACTCTGCACCTAATCCTTCTTTTATTGGTAATAAAATTAATAACGTATTCTTTTTTAGAAACAGACTTGGGTTTCTTGCAGGTGATAATGTAGTACTTTCAAGAGTATCAGAGTTTTTTAATTTCTTTCCAGAAACAGTCTTATCAGTCTTAGATAATGAGCCTATTGATGTAGCTGCATCTCATACAAAAGTTGCGATCCTAAGAAGTGCAGTCACTATGGGAGAAAAACTTATATTATTTTCTGACCAAACGCAATTTGTTTTAACAAGTTCAGCAGATAACTTAACACCTCAAACAGCTAACGTCATAGTTGTAACTGAATTTGAAAGTAGTGCAGCAGCACAACCTGTAGGTTCTGGTTCTTCTATTTATTTCTTAACTCAAAAAGGTTCTTTTGCTGGTATTAGAGAATATATACTTGCAGGTGAATCACAGATAAAAGATGCAGCTAACGTCACTATTCATGTACCAAGACTGATACCAAGTAATATTTTTAAAATGGCAGTATCTAGTAACCAAGATATTCTTATCTTATTAGGTACAGATAATCCTAATAAATTATTTGTCTATAGATGGTTATATGGTTCAGATGGCAATAAAGCTTTAAGTGCTTGGTTTACTTTTACTATCAATAGCAACAGATCAATTCTTAATGTAGATTTTATTGGTACTGATTTGTTTGCTGTTATAGAAGAAGCTAATAAAGTAACGCTAGAAAAGATACCTTTTGAAACTGATTTTAGAGAAACTAACGCTAGTTTTGAATATCATTTAGATCACAAAGTAACTGAAGCAACAACAGGAGTATCAGTATCTTATAGCTCTGGTACTGGTCTATCTACTTTTACAGTTCCTTATCGACTAAGAGCAGATATGAATGTTATTGGTAGATATTTAGGTAGTGGAGAAACAAGTACCTTTGTAAATGCTCAAGGTAATACAGAAAATTTAATAAGTGGTCAAGTTGTAAAAACAACAAACACTACAAATGGTTCTACTTCTACTATTACTGCCACAGGAGATTTTAGAAATAGTAAGTTTATTATTGGCGAACCTTATGAAATGCACTATAGATTTAGTAAACAAAGATTAACAGAACAAGGTGCTGGTTCTCCTGAGTATGTAGGAGGTCGATTACAAATACATCATTTCTATATTAAATACGAAGATGCTGGATTTTTTAAAGTAGAAGTAACTCCTGAGAATAGAGATACATCTGTACATAAATTTACAGGTCGTTTGATTGGTTCTGCTTCTGCTACTATTGGTCAAATAAATTTAGATACAGGTAGATTTAAAGTTCCTATTATGAGTAAATCAGATCGAGTTGATATTGATGTAAAGAACAGCACATTTTTACCTACACGTTTAGCTAGTGCAGAATACGAAGGAGTATTTCATATTAGGAGTAGAAGACTATAGTGGGATATTTAAGAAAATCAAAATTAAAAGATTTTAAATTTGTTGTAGAAAACATGAGGGAAATGGATAGACTTGAAACTTACTATCAAACAGACATGACCCCAGAAGATGCTCTTAGTTTTACTTTTTTAGGTAGTCAAACTAATATGACTATTGCTTCTGATGATGATGAACCTATTGGATTATGTGGTGTTTTTAAAGATGGTTGTATATGGTGTATTGCTACAGATGAGTTGTTTGATAATAAAAAATATAGAATACAATTAATAAGACAAGGCAGAGATTGGGTTGATAATCTACTTGAGTCCTATAAAATACTTTATAATTATGTATATGCAGAAAACACTTCTGCTATAAAATGGTTAAAGGCTCTTGGGTTTACATTTGTAAAACTACATAAGAGTTATGGTTATCAAAAAAAACCTTTCTACGAATTTCTGAGGATTGCCTAGATGTGTGTTGGTGCTGCATTATTAGGAACATCAGGCTTTGCCGCAACAGCATTTAATATAGGCTTGGGTCTTACTGTAGCCAATGCTTTTGTTGGTAGGGCTGCTGCTAAAGATAAAGCAAATCAAACTTATAACCAAGCATTACTAGCTAACCAATCAGCAGAAGATGATAAAAGAAGAAAACAAGCAGCATTATCAGAACAAAAACGAGCAAAAGAAGTACAAGACGCACAAAATATATTTGCAAAAAATATTGAAGCTTTACAAGCTAATAGAGCTATAATTGCATCAGAACGTGCAGGTACAACTATAGGATTATTATTAATGGATAATGAAAGACAAGCTGCTAATTACAGAGAATCAATAAATCAATCATTAGAATCATTTAGAAGACAATATGATAGAAATATACTTGAAACAGAAGCACAGTTTGACAATAGAAGAAATGATTTACAGAGTAATATCAACCAAGCATATAATCAAATACCTACTCTTGGACAGACTTTATTAAATATAGGCACAGGTGCTTTAAATCAATATTCTTTACTTAGTTAATTATGAGTAACAGTTTTCAATCTACCGCAGCAACAAATATTTACGATAGTCCTGTAAATACTTTTGTTCAACCTGTAAGCGTTTTACCTAAAACAGGAATTATGGATTTAGCAGAAACTTTAGCTTCTGTAAATCAAAATATAAGACCTTTTTTAAATCAATCAATAACAAAAGGTGTAGAGAAAGAAAAAAGAAGAGCTACTAAAGATAGGATTTTTGCTGAAATAAATGGTGGAGAAGTTGCAAAACTATCTAATGACATTAGAAAAAAAAATGGAGATGAAGTTGCAAGAAAAATTATTGGTGGTAGTAGAATATATAGACAACAATATGAAAAGGCAGGGGTACAATTAGAAGCTCTTAAATTTAAAGGTAATTTTGAAAATGCTTATGATGCTGCAAGAATAGATACAGGTAAAGTAGATGGAAGTGGACAACCTATATTTAAATTTTTAAGAGAGTTTTCTAGTGAGTCAGATCAATTTAAAAATTGGAGACAAAATTATTTAAATAAATCACTTCAAACATTTACAGATGAAGAAATAGATCCTGATATTGTTGATGAGTTTTTTATACCGACTATTCAAGAAGAATTATTTAATATTACAAATTATGCTACTGAAAAAAATCAAGCTTTTAATTTTACAAAATTACAAAACAAAGTACCAGAAGTTTTAGATAGTGCAGCAAC